CTTTATTAGGTTTTAAATTACCTGATTATACTCTAGATATTCATGGTCTAAAAAGAGATTCTATACCTACAAGTGATAGAATACCTGGTGCGTGTACTAAACGTAGTTTACCGAAAGTACAGCTACCCGAAGGCAAGACAATCGGAATTGCCTACAATAAGGGTAATTACCAAGTAGTTGATAAATCCGATTTTAAATCTATGGGAAGGAAAACATGAGAACGTTAATGATGATTACTATTGTTGCATTGATGACAGCGACAATGGCTAAAAGTGATGAGAAGACAATTACACCACAAGAGTTTGGTAATGCAATTGCTGAAACTCCTGCTAAATTGGTAAATTTTATTAGTGGTGAAGTTGAGAAAACAAAAGAGTACCAGAAAAAATCTTGGGCTGAAATGAAAACAAAATGGCCTTGGACTATGTTCAATAAGAAAAAAGACTAATGAGAACTATACTAATTATTGTACTAGGAATATTACTTACAAACTGTGCCTCTAACAGATCACAAGTAGGCGCAGTTTTAGGTTCAACAACCACCACTGGTGCGTGTGTAGAAATGGGAGTTAATGACCCATATGCTATCGCTGGTTGTGCCGTTGTTGGTGCGTTTGCTGGTGCAGAAATTATGTATAATAGTGATTACGATGTACACAATGCTGTATTCGTAGATCATTTAAACACAAGTCCAAATGGTGCTTCTTATACCAATTGGTACAATCAAGAGACAGGTAACTCTGGTATAATTAAGATTACAAAGTCATATCTAGTTGAAGATATTAAGTGTAAAGATTATGACGCTACAGTGGACATAACAAATAGATGGCCGTTGATAGGTGTTGGAGGTGTCAATAGAAATACAATCTTTGGTACTGCTTGTCAAATGCCTGATGGAAGGTGGATAGAGAAACCATGATACATAAAGTAAGTGAATTATGCAATAAGATTGATGGTATTAAAAAAGTTGCAGATAGATTAAGAGATATTAAATACAATCAACCAAAGTCACAAGTGAGAGACGCTGAGGTAGACAATATGATATCAGATATACAATCACAATGTAGACTTGTTGCAAATGATAAGGGAGTTTATAATGGCTAATCACGTTGTAGAAAACCTTAATAAAAGAAAAAAAGAAATAGAGGAAGAATTAGACCTAACGCCTAATAAACCGTTAGAAGATGAACTCTACGAAATAAAAGATACATTAAAAAAGTTAGGAGCAAATGACGAAACGAATAGACTTAATAGCTAAATTAGTTATAATTGGAATGTTATTTTGGTTAACAATGTCAGTGAATAAACTTAATGATAAAGTATTTCCTGATCCAAATATAATGATACCATTAATGAAGAAATTATAATATGACATATAAAGAGTGGTTATCAATATCAATAACGGCATTGGCCATATTACTACTTACCAATATGGGTAGAGGTTTTGCCGATACACCTGGATTAACAGATGACCTATCAGGTAATACTGTACCAGTTGTAAAAGTCTCAACAGTATCTAGTACAGTTGATAAAACAATTGAGGTACTAGAGAAGATTGAAGCAGTTGAGAAAGAAAAAGGAAAAGTTTATTACGATAAGATCACGACCATTGAACCAAAAAATGCCGCTGATCAATATTGTTATGTCAAGATTACTATCAAGCAAGTAGGTGACAACATCTACAAAGAGGAAACCCTTGAATGTGCTGATGGTAGGAAGAAAGTAGACGGTCCTAGTTATTGGGAGTTGTTTGCTCAATTTTACTATAGAGATATTAGTACTCCAGAGTACTGTAGAAAATATAGTAGAAAAAACCACGTTTTTAAGTCGTTCGGAAAGACGTGTTTAAACAAGAACGGTGAATGGAAGGTAAAATAATGATAAAAAACATAATCATAGTTGCCTTATTATTTGTTATAATTACTGGTGTTTCTGCTGGTGAGTTTTTAGACCATGTTCAAATGGGACTTGACAAATTATCAGAAATGGTATATTCTATCAAAAGTGAGGTAAATAATATATGATGAAAACAATAACTAAACTCGTAGGAGTTGTAGCGTTAGGTCTATTAGTATCTAATTGTTCAGCTACCTATCAGATGAAATCAGAGAAAGGTAAAGTATTAAATCAAGTACCAAAATGGTACATGGCTGACTTCTCTGAAAGTAAAGCGTGTGATACACCTGTCTTTGGTAAAGATAAAGACAAGATGTGTATCTTTGGTGTAGGTACAGCAGTATCGCCAGACTTGAATCTTGCAATTGAAAAAGGCATGATGATAGCAAAGGCGGAGTTGGCCGACATTATTAAAGGTGAAATGAATAAGTCTAGCAAACAATTCATCACTGAACTTGGTAAAACTCATAACAAAACAACAGTATCAGAGGTTGAGTCTACAATTGTAAACTTAATTAAAGATACACCTGTTAGAGGTTATGAAATCTTTGCTAAAGATGTCACGATCACAAAACAAGGATATTACAGAGCTTGGATTGGTTTAAGATTACCAATGGGCGAATACAATAAAATGTATAACTTCACAATTGAGGAAGCTGTAGATTCTTATAACGTTAAGAAAAAAGCTGATATTGCTTATGATAACTTAATGAAAGAAAATAACAATGCAGATAACAATTTATAGTAAAAAAAATTGTGTGTATTGTGATAAGGCAAAGGCCTTGATAAAAGGCCTTGGTCTGAAATACGAAGAAAAGAAAATGGAATCTTTTCCGTCAGTTGAAGCTATGTTAAAAGACATTGGTAAGAAAGTAATGTCAATGCCACAAGTTAAGATTGACGATAAACTAGTCGGTGGTTATAATCAATTAATAGAGCATTTTGTTGAAGAAGGAAAAGTAAACTTCAAAGGCGAAATATTGAAGTGATAACATGGATAAAGATGGTGAAAATAAGAACGGTAAGATTATACAATTTCCTACAAATAAAATTGTTAGAGTTAATACAACACCGTTAACCGAACATCAAAAAGTACAAAACAGACTCAATGAACAAATAAAGAAAGTACAAACTAAACAATACATTGAACACCAAGTTGATGATATTGTAATGAATTTAATAAACAGTTTCCTAGACATGGCAATCAAAACAGATAAGATAACATTTACAAAAGACCTAGCTATGGTAGTGGACGCAATGAGAGGATTGATTTACAGAGACTTTGGTATGAGACATACGTCACATAGTCTAATTGATAAGATAGTTGATGTTAAGACAATGAAAAATGGTCATAGGTCGGCTGTCATAGATTACGGCAGAGTAGTTGAGAAAACAAAAACTACAAAACCATTTAATAAAGAATTAAAAACTGAACTTGATGACTTGTCAAAGGGTTCAGGAATGTTTGAGCCAGATGATGACTTGGACAAATAACAGAATTACTACGGTAATCGCCTTCACAGGTTGTAAAATAGTTAATAATAATAAAGGAGACTTAAACTATGTTTAAATCTATAAGAAGAGCGTTTGGTCCAGGTAGACCAGCGTTATCAAAAACTCAAAAGGTATTAAATCTTTTGAACAAAGGTGAATCCGTTTCTTGGAAAGTTTTAAGAAATGTATATGACCTTAAATCGCCTAGAGCGATGGTTGATAAATTAAGATCGCAAGGTAATATGATCTATATCAACAAAACAAATAAAGGTACTTCATACAGAGTAGGTACACCAACTAAAGCTATCATAGCTGCTGGTATACAGAAATTATATGGAACACCTTTTGCATATAAAAACTAATAATTAGTTTTGGTGGTGGCGAGCAATCGCCACTACTACTAAATAACGGAGATTTATGGCCAGCAAAGCACAATTAAAAAATCAGATTAAGACGTTAGAAGATACTACTAAATGGTTTAGGAAACAAATTGAACCATCTGATTGTGGTTGGATGTACACAACCATTGATGGTATCAAGTACAGAATAAAAGTATTAAAGAGAAGATTAAGAGCAAAAGAAAAAGGTAAATTAATTAAAGAAAAACATTGGAGTGATTATCTATGAGACCTAGCAAAGAATTTAAATTAATAATAAGACGTATGTTTCTTGGAGTAGTTGCAGTTGGTGGATTTATAGCTGTACTTGCAGTAGCATTAAACTATTTTCAAGGTACATTGTGATTTTAGTAGATTTAAACCAAGTATTAATTTCAAACTTGATGGTGCAGACCAGAAATAAGGCTGACGTTAAGCCTAATTTGGATATGGTACGTCAAATGGTATTGAATAGTTTACGAGGTTTTAATCTAAAATTTAAAGACGAGTATGGTGACATGGTACTATGCTCAGACGCCGCTGACCCTTGGCGTAGAGAGATATTTCCACATTATAAACACGGTAGACGTAAAGGTAGAGTTGATTCAGATACCGATTGGGATAATATCTTTGATATCATGGCTACCATTAAGAAAGAATTAGTTGATAACTTTCCTTATAAAGTTATGCATGTAGATAATGCCGAGGCAGATGATATAATCGCAACACTAATTAAGAAACAAGAGGATATGATCTATCTTATCATATCTGGTGACAAGGACTTTATACAATTACACCATTATGGTAATGTTTACCAGTTTAGTCCTATTTTAAAAGGTTTCATTGGCGAACAGGATGACCCTATTGCCTTTCTACACGAACAAATTATAAAAGGTGACCGGTCAGATGGTGTACCAAATGTGTTGAGTAAAGATGATATATTTTTAGAAAAAGGTGTAAGACAAAGACCTATTAACAAGAAAAGAATGGCTGAATTTGGTAATATTGAAACCAATATGACAATAGACGCCGATATTAAGAAGAACTATTTACGGAATAAGAAGTTAATAGACCTGGCAGAGATACCAGAACACATAGAAAACCGAATTATAAATAGTTTTACGAATTATAAAGTAAAAGACAGGTCGCTCCTGTTACCTTACTTTATGAAAAATAAGATGAAGACATTGATTGAACAAGTTAATGACTTTTAACATATATATGGAGAAATAAATTATGGCTGAACAACCAAAAATGAATCCAGCAATGATGTCAGCGTCAAGAACTATGGGCTCTACGGAACCTACAGTACACGAAATCTTTACACTGATAAACAATGCTAAGATTAAATCTGAAAAGATTTCAATCCTTAAAAAACATGATACTCAAGCAATGAGACAGTTGATTAAGGCAGGCTTTGATCCTAAAATAGAGTTTGATTTACCAGAAGGAACACCACCTTTTATACGTAATGAAGCTCCAGCAGGAACAGAGCATACAAGTCTTTTTTATGCAAGTAAAAAACTATGGCGTTTTGTAAAAGGCGGTGATACGACTATTAACAGGCTCGCAAAAGAGAAAATGTTTTTAGGTCTATTAGAATCTTTACACGAAAAGGACGCAGATGTTCTTATTGGTATAAAAGACAAAAAATTAAACAACATGTATAAAGGATTAACGGCCAGTGTAGCTAAAGAAGCTTTTAACTGGAACGATGATTTTATGCAACAGACAAATAAGTCGATTCTTAAAGAATTATTGTCTTAAAACCTCACATTTTTAAGGGTGCGACAGACCGTACCCTTAAAAAACCCTTATAAATCAACACTTTTATATTTATTTTTCGCTTGACTTTAATACACGAATGGTATATCCTAAATATATTAAAGAGAAGAAAGGTATATATTATGAAAAAGTTGATAGTAATTTTAACTGTATTATGGTTAGGCTTAAGTGCTTTTGCCAATTCAGTTAAAGCAGACGATTATAATACGGCAGTTATAGGCCATGTTATATCAGAGACAATAAAGAATAGCGACATTGACCACAAGTCTATTATGGAAGGAGAACTTTCAAGACTTGGACACCTTTACGCTTTGGAAGTGTTATCTGTATTAGAAAAACATTTACCATATGTTCTTGATTCTATTATGACAGAATTAAGATTAGAGGCTGACCTTAAATATAAATGTGAACTATTAAAAGACACTAAAGCAGTTGATAAAGATTGTATATAATGATAAACTTAAACATAGGAGAAACTAGAGTTGTTAAAGACATCAAAAAAATATACAAGAACCAAGAAGTTATTAAAGGCTGATCTTACTAAAAAATCATCACGTTGGAAATATAAAACTAGATATATTGATATAAAGAAATATTTTGCTATGATAAATGAACTAGTATTTGATAACAAGTTGTCACCATTTAATAAAGTTTATCTTAAACAGATGAAAAATGGTACAATGGGTCAGGTCATAACTTACGATTGGGAAAGACGTGGAACTAGAGAGTATGAATTACACATGCTACCGTTTTACGAAGACAAACAAGAATTTGCTAACACGTTAGCACATGAAATGGTACATCTATATCAGATGGCCAACCAAGGCGATACTGGTAACCATAACGCCTTATTTTATAGTTACCGAACAAAATTAAATAGAATAGGATTGGATTTATAATGAGTCAAACAATGAGACGAAAAGTGAAAGAACTTGACCCTTACCTTAAAGGCAGAATAGGTGAGGCGTTGATACAATTACAAGAACTACATAAGCCATCAAACTTACCAGGAACATCAAGAGTATATTACACTGGTAATTGGGCAAAAGACGTTTACGATAATTATACAGATAAACAAGCGGCTACTATATTTGCAAAAGTGGCCAAAATGAAAGAAGGCCTATCTCTACATCAAGTTAAATTACCGTCATTTAAAGACGAAGAAGGAAAAGAGTGGAGTGGTTATGATTACGTTGCGAGGAAATTATGACAAAAATAAAAACTATAATCCGAACTATTATGTTCATGGTTGTGATAATATTCTGTATTGGAACAGTACATTATTATAAAATGGAGGCACAGGCTAAAGTGCCTACGAGACCTGATTTTGAACATACAAACAATCAACAATTTATAAACAACGTTAATCAATGTATTGAATATATCTATTTTTATGAGAAAACGATTAACAAAGTAGACAAAGATTTATTGTTGGCACAGGCGGCTCTAGAGTCGGGCTGGGGAAATAGTAGATTTGCCAGAGTTGGTAAAAACCTTTTTGGTATTAGAACATACGATTTACAAGAGCCTCACATGTTGCCATCAAACAACCCAAAGAAATGGGGAGTTAAAGTATTCCAACACGAGTGTGATAGTGTTCTACATTATATCAACACATTAAGCAATCATAGTGCATATGAGAAGTATAGAGAAAAACTGGCTGAAGGAGTTGATAGTTTAGAGTTGGTAGAAACACTTGAAGCATATGCCAGTGATAAAGACTATTTCTGGAAAGTAAAATCAATTATCAAAAAAATAAGAGAGTCTTACAAACATTAATATGTTTTTAATCATACTAACATTTTTAAGTGCGATATCTATATCTGTAATAGCCGCTGGTTATTCTATTATAGGTCTTGCAACACTATTTGCCGGTGCAGTGACGCCGATTATTGCTATGGGTAGTGCATTAGAAGTTGGTAAGTTGGTAGCCGCCAGTTGGCTGTACCATAATTGGCGCTCAGATATACCTAAATTATTAAAAACATATCTGTTTACGGCCATTATAATTTTAATTTTTATCACGTCAATGGGTATCTTTGGTTTCTTATCAAAAGCACACCTTGACCAAGTTAAACCTGTAAGTGGTAATAATATAAAAATAGAATTAATAGATAATCAAATTGCTCAAGAACAAAAGATTATTGATAGGTCACAAAAGACATTAGATTTATTAGACAAAGGTTTAGAAGTTTATATAGATAAAGAATACGTCACAAGAGGTTTAAAAGAACGTAAGAA